TCTTTACTAATAACTTAATTGAATCAGTTAAAAAAGAACCAGAAAAAAAGTAGAGAGTAACTTATGTCTTTTGGTGTTTTATCGTTTAGTGAAGACTCATTTAGTACAGTAGGAAGTCACGACAATACTGTAGCTATTTCAGGAATTGCTGTAAACACCTCTGTAGGCAATATAGCGATAATAGGCAATGCTAATGTAGGCATAGCAGCTTTTATAGGTAATAATGAAACTAGATTAGTTGTTAGTTCAGGTTCATTAGCTATATCAGGCACAGCTAATGTTACATTATCTACAAATCTTGCAACAGGTTCAGTAGGCACTGTTTCAGTAACAACAACTACGAATGTTGCTCTTAGCACTATTCTCTTGACAAGTTCATTAGGAAATGCTACAGTATCAGGCACAGCTAGTGTAACACCTACAAGCCTAAGTTTAACAGGTTCAGTAGGCACTGTTACAGTATCAGGTACAGCTACTGTAGCTATCTCTGGAATCAGTTTAACAGGTTCAGTTGGTAGTGCTACAGTTGTAGGTACAGCTAGTTTATCTCTCACAGGATTTAGTTTAACTAGTTCATTAGGAACAGTTACAGTATCAGGCACAGCTAGTGTATCTTTTTCTGGATTAAGTTTAACAAGTTCAGTAGGTACTGTTACAGTTTCTGGATCTGCCATTGTTGCACTGTCTACAAATCTTGCAACAGGATCTATAGGCAATTTAACTATTACTGGTAATGCTAATGTAAGTATAGCAGCCTTTATCGGAAATAATGAAACACATTTAGTAACGTCTATAGGAACAATAGCAACTACAGGTACAGCTACTGTATCTCTTTCAGGATTAACACTGACAAGTAGATTAGGTAGTCAGATAATAGTTGTAAATGGCCTTCCAATTACTTCATCTCTAGGCTCAATAGCTACTTCAGGTACAGCAAATGTAACACCAACTTCTGTAGTTGCAACAGGATCTATAGGTAATATAAGTATCATTGGTAATGCTAATGTAGGCATAGCAGCTTTTATAGCAAACGATGAAACAGAAGTAACTACAAATGTAGGCACAGTAGGAGTTATTGGTACTGCCGTAGTTAGTATTGGATCAGTTTCTCTACAAGTTTTAATGGATGAAACTCCTAGATTAATAACTTTTAATCCTGAAGACTATAATAAAAATAGAACTATATATCTTGATTTTAAAGATAGCTATCTTGATAGCATTGTTGAGGCAGAAGAACAAAATAGAAATATTACAATTACTGAAAAAGTGCATGATATTAATGCACGTACAGTATATATAGAAGAACAGAATAGGATGGTTATGATACCTGAAAAACCACATTTTGTAAAACCAAAAATACTATTAGCAGCATAAGGAATTAACATGTCGTATAAATGGCCTAATAAAGACCCAGATGAAGATTTAGATTATAGTATAGATTGGTCTAGATTTTTGGGCGATGAAACAATATCAACTAATCCACGTATTGCATGGTTTATTAATGATGCAGATGGGGTAAAAACTGCAGCCACTTATAATCAAGATGTTACCATAGATGGTCTAAGCTCTAAAGGATCATTACAGACACAAACAGATACAGTTGCCACTATACGTTTAAGTGGGGGTACAGTTAATAAAACATATAAATTAACGTGTCAAATGGCATCAAGTCCAAGTAGCTTGATATCAGAAAGAACTGTTACTCTACGAATTAAGGAAAACTAATATGGCTTATAACTTTTTAGAACTAGTAAATGAAATCAATAGAAGACTAAACGAAGTAGAACTTAATTCAACAACCTTTACTACTTCTACAGGATTTTATCAAACAGCTAAAGACGCAGTTAATTCCTCCATTAGGCATATTAACCATGAAGAGTTTAGTTGGCCTTGGAATCATAGAGAAGAAGAAGAAACACTATCTGCAGGTATATTAAGGTATTCGTATCCTGAAGATGCTAAAATAATTAATATGGATAGTTTTAGAATTAAAAAGAATACTACACTTAATGTAGAAACTAAAAAATTAAAAGCAATGGCTTATCAAGAGTATTTAGATAATCACATAGATTATGAGTATGATACTAACACAGGCATAAGAACAGTTCCTAGACATGTTGTGCGAACCCCTAGTCAAGAGTTTGTTTTTATACCTACTCCTGATAAAGCATATGAAATAGTCTACGAATACTACCAAAATCCTGTATCTTTATCACTTTTTTCAGACGTACCTTCAGTGCCAAAAGAATTTCAACACGTAATTGTAGATGGTGCAATGTTTTATGCGTATCAATTTAGAGGAGATACACAATCTGCACAAGTATCTCAACAAAAGTTTGAACAGGGCATTAAATACATGAGAAGTCTCTATATAAATAGGTACGATTATCTACGATCTTCAATGATTGTACAGTCAAGTGGGTCGAATAACGTATTGAGAGTATCATAAATGGCAACAGATTGGCAGACATTTCCATTAGAGTTTAAGGGTGGTTTAATATCTAATTTGAGTCCTCTACAACAAGGAACAAATGCAATAGGTAGTGCTACCATACTTGAAAACTTTGAACCCTCATTATCAGGTGGATATAAAAAAATAAAAGGATTTCAAAAATTTAACACAAGTACAGTACCTGTGCATGATGGAAGTGGCAATGTTATAGGTAGTCCAAATGACCAACAAAAATTAATTCAATTAGTTGCCTGTGTTGGTAATGGATATACTGCCCTTGTTGCTCGTAATGATAAATTCTGGGCTGTTACTAGTTCTGCTATTACAGAAACGCATACAGATAGTGCTACTAATAGAAATCAAAGATCTGGATTAAGTGGTGGAAAGATTAGATTTGTTCATTATGATTTTGGGTCAGGAGAAAAAACTGCTTTAGTTGATGGCACAAATTCTTTAGCTTATTATAATAGTGGAGCTTCAGGAACAAGCAGAGTAACTTTTTCTGATGAAACTGCAGCTGAAACTACAGCAACTACAGGAGCAAGTTTTGTAACTGAATTTAAAAATCATTTAATTCTAGGTAAAGGAAATTCACTTATTATTAGTGCTGTTTCTACTGATAATGATTTTAGGCCTGCTAATGGTGGTGGTGAAATTAAAGTTAAAGGAACGATAACAGGACTAATTGTTTTTAGAGAACAGTTAATAATATTTACTAAAAATAGCATACAACGAATGACAGGCTCTGCTACATCAGGTAGTGATATATTTACAGTTTCTCCTATTACTAATGACATAGGCTGTACTAAAGAAGATACAATACAAGAAGTTGGTGGTGACGTTTTATTTTATGCCCCTGATGGTATTAGATCATTAGCAGCTACTGAGAAGATTGGTGACTTTGGATTAGAAGTAGCATCTAAACCTATAAAAAAGAATGTGGACTCATTAAATGCTGTATCATTTGATTCTTATGTTATACGAGAAAAAGGGCAATACAGATTATTAGCTTTTAATCAAGGGTATGCTACAGGAGATTCAGAAGGTCTATTAGCTACAAAATTTGTAGATCAAGGTGGTACAGGTTTAAACTGGGCTACATTAAAGGGCATTAAATCTTATGCATCAGATTCAAGATACTATGGTTCAGTAGGATCAGTAGCTGAATTAATAGTATTTGCACATGATGATGGATACATATATCAATCTGAAATTACTAATGGGTTTTCTGGGGCAACTATAAAAGGAATCTACGAATCTCCTTATATGCCAATACAAGATCCTACGATACGAAAAACCTTTTATAAAATGGGATTATATTTAGATCCTGAAGGGGCTGTTACTGCTACAGTTAATTTAAAATACGACTTAGGTAATGCCTCTGTTATTCAACCAGCAACAGTTAGCGTGGTAACAACTGGTTCTAGTCTTGTATATTATAATTCAGCAGATTCAACTTATGATACAAGCAAGTACAGTGGCGATTTTGATAACTTGTATAATAACAATGTAATAGGTTCAGGAAAAACAGTTGCAATACGTATAGAAGAAGAGTCTACAAATCCTTCATTTAGATTGGATACGGCAGTTCTTGAATATAGCGTAGAAACTAGACAATAAACTACACATGACTACAGAAAGGAATAGGAATGGGAAATACATATCAGGTTAGAACGATTACAGCAAATGGTGGAGATCTGCCTGTGTCTGGTGGCATAATCAGAGAAGAACATCTTAATGATGAATTTACAAGTCTTATAGCAGCATTTAATGCTAGTACAGGACACTTGCACAATGGTACAGATAGTCCTGAAGTCGAAACATTAGGTGCAAATAAAGAATTAAAAACAACTAGCACTAGTATTTTTCCTAATACTACGACAATTGATATAGGTACAACAGGGGCTAAATTTAGAGATGTTTTTATTAGTAGAGATATAAAGATTGATTCATCAGGATCAATACAAACTTCAACTATTGCAGATACAGGTGGAAATGAATCTATTAAAATAGTTGCTACTGGAAGTGCAGTTAATGAGATAACTGTAACTAACGCTGCTACTAATAACGATGTATCTATATCAACTACAGGAACAGATACTAATATAAGTCTAGCACTTACACCTAAAGGTTCAGGGCTAATTAAGTTAGCTAAAGATGATTTAGCTATAGGTGGAACAGCAGTCACGACTACAGCAGCTGAATTAAATTTATTAGATGGGGATGTAGCATCTATAGGTACAACAGCAGTTGCAGGTGGTGATGGCATTATAACTAAAGATGCAGACGCAACAACTACTAGGTTAACAACCTTAGACACATTTGATACATACTTATCACAAACAAATAAAACACTTGAAAATAAAACATTAACAAGTCCTGTAATAAACACAAGTGTATCAGGCGATGCTATAGATACAGATCTAACAAGTGTGTCAGGCAGTGACAATACACTAGCTTCCGCAAAGGCTATTAAGACTTACGTAGATGCTCAAATATTAACTAAAGACAATACAGACGAAATAACAGAGGGTAGTTCAAATCTATATTTTACAAATGCTAGGGCAGATGCTCGTATTACGGCTGTTCTACAAGATGATGATACGTTTGGAAGTCCTTCTGCTACAAATATAGCTTCTTCTGAATCAATTAAAGCTTATGTGCAAGCACAGGTAGCAACTAAAGATAATACGGATGAAATGACAGAGGGAAGTACGAATTTGTATTTTACAAATGCTAGGGCAGATGCGAGAATAACAAATGCATTAACAGGAGCAATTACTGTAACTGGTGAATTAACAGCTAATGGTGGTATTAATGAAGATCATAATAATGGAGCATTATCTAACAGTAATCAAACATTAACCCTAGACTGTCATAATGGCAATAACTTTTCGGTAACTACTGCAGCTAACATTACAAGTTTTGTAGTGTCAAATTTACCTGCAAGTGGTACAGCTTTCTTTTTTACTCTTAAAGTTGCATATGGTGGCTCTCATTCAATTGCTTGGGGATCAAGTGTTAAATGGCATGCAGGCACACCTCCTGTTCTTTCAACAAATAACATGACAGATGTTTTTACATTTTATACTGTTGACTCAGGTACAACGATTTACGGATTCACAGCAGGACAAGCAGTAGCATGAGTGGTTCTAAAAAATTAATGGTACAAACTCCAAGTCTTGCAGTAGAAGACGTATTTAAGGTATGGAGATTTACTGGTCTTAATAATCTAGACTATCCTCAAACTCTAGGCATAGACCTAGCAGGAAAAGGGGGCATGGTAATGTTAAGAAATTTAACTGATACTGCACAAAATAGTTATGGTACTATGGTCTTTGATACAGAACGTGGGGTAAACAAGTTACTACGAGCAAGTAATGGAGATGCAGAAATGACTATTTCTAGCAGTCTTTCTGCTTTTAGTTCCACAGGATTTACAGTTAACGTGTCAAATCTTATGACTTCAGGCACAGGAGAAAATCACAGATATTCTGCTACTGTTTTTCGTAAAGCCCCTAAATTTTTTGATGTAGTTACTTATGTGGGCAATGGAACTGGGAATAGTATAGCCCATAGTCTAGAGCAAGTACCGGGCATGGTCTGGATTAAAAATAGAGATAGTAATACAAATGAATGGGTTGCGTGGCATAAAGGAATACATGCTACTAATGGCGAAGCGAAATCGCTTGAACCCTCTAGCACTTATTGGAATCGAAATCTTTCAGGTGGTGGAGATTGGGTTACTTCTGTAGGAAGTTCTTCATTTACTTTGTCTGGGTCTGCTACCAATATCAGTAGATTTAATGAAAGTGGTGTTAATTATGTTATGTATTTATTTGGAGATGATGACTCTGATGATGGCATGATTAGATGCTTTAAAATGTATAGAGCAACATCAGGTGGTGGCGATCAAGAAAATGCAAATTGGGTAGATTTAAAATGGCCTACTCAATATTGTATATCTAAAAGTTATGGATACACTAACACTGACGGATCTGCTCCTACACATTGGCTTGTAACGGATAAGTTACGTGGCATGATTGCTGTAATGAACAATTCACAGGGTGATAGTCAAGATATCTATGGACACACTGTATATAGTTTAGACAATAATACACAAGAAAGAAAACTAGATGGCACTAGTATGCATGCTAATGGGGAAGGTAGGATGTTTGTTATAGCAGATGGAGCATCAACTAATGTTGGGAACAGTAATGTAGTACAACATGCTACAGGGTCTGATAGTTCAGGGCATACTGCTGGTAACCCTGACAGATTTAGTGCAATATACATGTTTGTAAGAGATGAACCACAAAGAATACCTACTGAGTTAGGACAAATTTTTAATACTCCATCTGTGGGTGGGTATACAAATACATGGGATCAATCCTTTTATCAAATGACTACTCCTAGTATAGGTACATACCCAACTTATAATATGAATTTTAACACTCTTAGCACTACTGGTTTTGAAGGTTGGCCTCCTAGTTACTGGATTATGCGAGAAAAAGCAAACGTGAATGGACATGTAAAACACCTATTTAGGTACTTATGGGCTGAAAAAGGATCTACTCCCATGTCTGATCCTACGTGGCTATCTACAGTAACAGCTACAGATCTGTTAAATTCGCAATGGACACAGGGTGCGTATAACGACCCAGATAACGCTAGTCCTGATCACCCTAGAGGATTAGGATTTTCTGAAACCTTACATACTATAGATATGGCGAACAATCAAGTTGCAGCATTTAGGGAAGTACCAGGAGTATGTTCTGTAAATTATTATAGAGGCCCGGATTCTGCAGGGGCAGCTGATCTTTTTGACCATCCCCACAGATTAGGTACAGTTCCTGAGATGATATGGTATAAATCTGTAAATTTTATTTATGATGCATCTAAAGATTGGGCAGTATATCATCCTGCATTAGTTACAAACAGTAAAGTCGTGTTTCTTCAGACAAGTACATGCTACGATAGCAGTTGGAGTAATTATGTATCCCCAACTGCAACGACACATAGAGTAGGAGGGCATCAGGCTGGCTATCCTAGTAGTTGGTACTATTATACAAATTATGCAATGATGGATTATGTATGTGTCATGTTTGCGAGTAGATATAACGTAAGTAAAATAGGTAGTTTTAGTCATACAAATGGCTCTCATACTAATGTGGATTGCAATTTTGTAGGCACAGCACTTCCAAGATTTATGACAATTAAAAGAATAGATGATACTGGGGATTGGATAACAAGTGCAAAAAGAGGTCAACAGTTTTGGGCAATGAATAGCCTAGATACGTTAACTGGTACATACGTAAATGCTTATACCTCTGGTTTTCAGTTTGATAGTAGTCAACCTACTGGAACATATATCTTTTTGGCTATGCGATAGGAGAAACAGATGACGGAATATTACAATACAAAAACAGAAAAATTAGTTACAGTAAGCCAGATAAAAGGGGAGAATCCAAACGTATCATTTCCTAGTATAATTACTGCTGAAACAGTAGCTAGTTTAGGGTATAGTCCTGTAGTACAGACAGATAAACCAACAGCTACTTCTAATCTAAAGTATGTAGTAACAGATGGTGTAGAGTCAAAAGATGGTGAGTGGAAATTAAAATGGAAAGAAGTTGATTTACATTCAGATTATGAAGATGCAGAAGGAAAAACAGTAACTAAAGCAACACAGGATACGGCTTATCTTACGAGCATAGATAATAATAAAGCAACAACTAATAGGAATAACAGAAATAAGCTACTAGCTGAAACAGATTTTTACGCTCTGTCTGATGTAACTTTAAGTGATGATATGAAAACTTATCGACAAGCCCTTCGTGATCTAACTAAGAATAGCTCATGGCCTAGCTTATCGGAAAGTGATTGGCCTACGAAACCATAATGTTTGATCCTATAACTATTGGTGCTGCTCTGACCACAGCAAGCACAGCTTTTGCAGGTCTAAAAAAAGCTTTCCAAGCAGGGCGGGACATAGAATCTATGACAGGGGATCTTTCAAAATGGATGGGGGCAGTTTCAGATATAGATCAAAAACATAAATCAACTAAGAAACCACCTATCTTTCGTAAGGTGTTTGGATCAGTGGAGCAAGAAGCACTTGAAGCATTCGCTGCTAAAAAGAAACTCGCAGAACAACGATATGAGCTTGAACAGTTTATAAAATTTAGTCATGGTCATAAAGCTTGGGAAGAGCTATTGGGCATGGAAGGTAAGATTAGAAAAGCTAGACAGGAACAGTTGTATCGTCAACAAGAAATAAAAGACAGAATTATTGAAATTGTTTTTATTTTTATATTATTATGTACAATCGTAGGTTTTATTTGGGTTGTATGGTATTTAAAGGAAATTCAGGGGTAGCCAATGGAAATTAGTATGTGGATGTTTTGGAACATCGTCTTGACTTTAGTTATAGCTCCTGCAGTATGGGCATTTAGAGGACTCATACATGAAGTTAAACGTATTGACATACTCCTTAATAAAACAAGAGAAGAATACGTATCACGTACTGAAATGAGGGATGACATGCACAAAGTTATGGAAGGTCTGCATAGACTAGAAGATAAGTTAGATAAGATATTGAGTAAAGGATAGATACATGAAAAAGTTTGCAGGATTTACCGATCAACAATTGTATACGTTGGCACAGAAAAAAGGTTATACAGGTAGTAATCATATAGATGATGTTAACAATTTTATTATGGCTAATGATATAGCTCGTAGTTATGTGACTGATATGTATACTCAAGCTACTACTCTTTTAGGTAGACAAGAGCGAGGTTTTGCACCCGGTGGCCTAGCTCAAATGAATAAATTTATTAGTGGATCAGGTGGTAATTACAAAGACCTATCATCATTTGATAATTACGATTTTAGTCAAGCCCCATTTACAAAACAAGAATGGTTAGCTCAAGCTAAAGCTGAAGGTGGGGGTAACAACACACAACAAGCTACAAATATGAATATAAAGTTTGGAGCTACAGCACCTGGTGCTACTACATTTACTCCTGACAATAATACAACACAGGCAACTGGTACTGCCTCTACTAATACAGGTACTGCAAATAGTACTGGGACAGGATCAGAAATAAAAATATTGCCAAAAGCAAATTATTCAGGATTGGCAACGCCTACTTCAGCTAGTGTAATAAATGTATCTGATACCGATCCAACATTAGTTGGCAGTGGAACTGGACAAATAACAGGAGATGTAACTAAACCTGATATAGGTAAAGTAGGAACTCCAGATAAAGTAGATGAAACTAGTGACCTGACTACAAAAAAAGTTACTGATATTAAAAAAACAGCAGATGATGTTGATACTGAACTAGATAAGTTAAAAGCAACAAAAGGTACAGTTTCTGATGATGCACAAGCAGATGCTGTAACAATGGATCAAGAAGATCTAGGTCAATTAGGATTAGAAGCAGCACAAATAAAAGATGCACAAACAGTTAAAGATCCTACAAAAAGAACAGTGCAAGATGATGAACTTGTTCAGTCTGCGTATGATAAAGACAAAGCTGATGCAGTTGTAAATGCAACAGAAAAAGCTTATGCACAAGCATCTCCTTCAACAAAAGCTATGGTCAAAGGACAGTTAAATGATTTGATGGCTGACTTTGAGGATGGAAGCACTCCTGCTTGGGCAGCAGGGGCTATGCGAACTGCTTTAGCCGCTATGAATGCAAGAGGGCTAGGTGCATCATCAATGGCAGGTCAGGCTATTGTACAAGCGGCAATGGAGTCAGCGTTACCTATTGCTAGTGCAGATGCTCAGACTATTGCTAAGTTTGAAATGCAAAATTTAAATAATAGGCAACAGGCAGTAGTGTTAGCAGCAGAACAAAGGGCAAAATTTTTAGGCCAAGAATTTGATATGGAGTTTCAAGCTAGAGTTAAGAATGCAACTACTATATCGGAAATAGCCAAACAGAACTATGACGCTGATGTGCAGATTGCATTAGAGAATGCTAGACTAGCACAAACTGTAGACATAGCTAATTTGGATGCTAAGAATGCTAAAATATTATCTGATGCTGCAGCTTTAACTAAACTTGATATGCAAAATTTAACAAATAAACAACAAGCTGAAGTTGCAAATGCTCAAGCATTTTTAGCAATGGATTTAAAGAATGTAGACAATGAACAAGAGACTTCTATATTTAAATCTGAAGCTAAACTACAGGCACTTTTTAAAGATGCTGCCGCTGATAATGCCGCTAAACAATTTAATGCTGAACAAGAGAATCAGGTAAATATGTTTATTGAAGGTTTAATTGGGCAACAACAAAGATTTAATACTGAACAAGCCAATGCAATGAAAACAGTGCAATTCCAAGAAGATGCAGCTTTATCTAAATTCTTTGCGTCATTAAAAGAACAACGATCACAATTCAATGCTAATCAATCACTTGCTGTATCGCAAGCAAATGCTAAATGGTATCAAGATGTGACTACATCTAATAATGCGGCCGCTAATCAGGCCAATATGAATGATGCAAATAATGCTACAGCAATGACTAAGATGCAACTTGAACAAGAATTTCAAGCAGATAGAGATCTAATGAATTGGGCATTTACAGCGGATGACAATGACAAACAGAGGGCGGCATCTGTAATGATTGCTAAGATGGATGCTGACGCTGAAGCAGCTAGTGCTAGAGGTGGTGTTATGCAATCTCTTATTAGTGGCTTTGTAAAAGCGATTAACCCACTTAACACTTAGGAAATACAATGAGAAAAATTAAAAAATTAAATGACACAATACAATATGCAGAATTATATAGACAGTTGAGTAATTACCACCAAGAAAGACGAGCATTTAATTTAGGTGGATTAGCTACAACAAAAGGAATAGGTGATGATATGGATATGCCACCAGATTACGATAGTTTTGCACAAAAGTTTTACAACAATGAAGCTGCTCTTCAGTCTATGGTAAAGTCTTCAGAGTTTTTAAATCAAACGCTAGAACAAACACGAGCAAAATTAAAAGCTAGATTATACGCTGACAATTCTAATGCAATGGCAATGGATGGTTTAGCTGAAGCCTTTGGTGTTTTTAAAGATAATGCAGAAAAACCAATTGAAGAGATGTATAAAGATGCTCCTAGCATATCTTTAAGTGATGTACCTGGGGCAATACAGTTTCCTGGTTCGGATGGATCAGGAGGTACATATACAGTAGATGGCTCTAAAACAGATACACCTATTGCAATGGTAGCTATGAAAGCAGAAGGTATGGGTAGTTACAGTACCTTATTTAACAATCAAAATAATATAAAGAAAAGTCCTTATTATGGTATGGATGTTACTAAAATGACATTAGGACAAGTAGCAACGTTTTCTAAAAAGGGTGGCGAGTACAATAAACATAATAATAAACAGTATGGTGCTAATACTACAGCTACAGGATACTATCAAATGTTAGGTGGTACAATTGAAGACATACTTAAAAGAGGTGGCAAGGCATTAGGTATAACTAGAGACTCTCTGTACAATAAAGAAATTCAAGATAAAATGTACGTTTGGTACATGAGTGATACAATTAGTAGACTAAAAACTTTATCAGGAATGGAACAGCGTGTTATGGCACGATGGGAGGCTTTTAGAGACAATGACAAAACAGTAGTCAAAAAGAACTCTAAAGGAGAAAAGTACAATATATATACGCCCAAAAATAAGGAGCTATTACGAAAAGTTATATATGAACATTTAAATGTGTACCATCCAAATCATCCACTTGTAAATAAGTCGGGTCTTGGAAGCAAGAAAGGAACTAACTAATGGCAGATTTTTATGACAGACCCATGCCAGGGGAATCACTTTTAAGTGAGCCAAAAAGTAGACCATATGAAAGGCCAGCGAGATTGCCTAAGTTAGAAAAAGTTATAGAATTTTATATGGATAGAATAACTAACGATGAATTTATAGATAATATATGTAGGATGTTAGAATTGGGAACTCCTGTAGAGTTGATTGTTGAGTCTATAACAATATTCTTTGTAATGAAGGGTGAACATAGCATGGATAACAGGGTACTGGTTAGTCCACTTTTGCATGAATTTATTAGAATGATTGGTAAGCAAGCAGGAATAGATGTTGTAGATGGATTGAACGCCACACCTAATTCAATGGAAGCAGCGGGTATTGTCAAAGTAGAAAAATTAAGAGAAGAAATAGATAGATTGAGAGACAGTGATGAAGATGATGGTGGTGTAGATTTAATGGAACAAACGGCAGATTTAATGGATGAACAAGAGCAAGGTACTGATGACCTCATGGAAACAGATGCACCTATGACAGAACCTATGCCAATGGGGGAAATGCCACAAGAGCAAATTCCATTAGAGGAAGAACCACCTCAAGAAATGCCTACTCCAGCAATGTTGCCTGACATGGAGCAAGGTCAAGGATTAATGGCGAGGAGACAATAATGGCTATTGAAGAAGATGAAAATAATAGAGCAATGGATTTTAGCCTTGCAAGTAGAAAGAAAAAAGAGTCTGGGTTTTTTGATAAATTTAAAGCCCTAGGCAGAGGAATGAACTTTGCAGATGGAATTTTTGTAGCATTGACAGCAGCAAATTTAGCTGCAAATCCTAGGGGTGCAAGAGGTATACACGATGTTATCAAAGCAAATCAAAAACAAACTAATGAACTAGCCACATCTAGAGCTTCTGCTGCATTAAGGCGTGTTCATGGCACTACAGTTCCAAAGATTAATGAAAATGAAGCATGGATTAACAATACAACTCAATATATAACAAATGAATTGCAAGGTGTTGATATGTCGTTTATTTCAGCTTTAATAAAGGCAGACAAATTAGAAGAGTTTAGAGAAATGGTCTCAAATATAAATACAAAGAGAGCAGGTAAAGGCCATCCAAAATTAACTGCGTCTGAATTAGAGGAAATGATACCAGCACTTAAAAACTTTGATTCTGCTTTTTCAAGCATAGAAGGGCTTGATGAGAATACACCAGAAAAAGTTAGTAAAGCACTTAGAAAGTTTTATGGTGGATATCAAAAACTACTTGAGACTGCAAATACACCTAATGAATTGAGAGCTGGCGTGTTTGCATCATCCTATGGTGGATTGGGAGCAAGTATGGATTTAGCTAATAGGTATTTAAGAAGTGCGGGACAAGCACAAATAGGTGAAGATAGTTATTCATATGATCGTTTATCTGAACTTCCATTAGGGTCTATAGGTTTTGATCAAGAGCAATTAGTACCAGTACCAGGTGGAATAGATTATAGTCGAGGTGTACCTAGTGAATTAGATGCAAAAATTGAAGAAAAACTTAACTCAGAACTAAATCAACTTTCAATGATTGGACAAGAGGCAAGTGTTTCAGCAACTCTAGCCGGACTAGAAGGTTCAAGATCTGTAAGTAAGTTTTCACAGATGTATGATCCTGATGTGGGGGATTTTGGTTTAATATGGTCAGGTGACATAGAAGAATTAAGAAACTCTAAAAATGCGTTAGCACAGGAATTAAGAGAGTATAGACAAAAATTAAGTGAGGAGAAAGGTGGTACGAACAGAGATGAAGATCTTATAAATCAGTTATCTACTAAAGTAAGAGAATTAGAATTAATGCTTGGACACCATCAAACTATGGAACAAGTTGCACAAGGTGGTAATGGTATATATGCACTATTACACAGAGAAGCTTATATGCAAATGGTAGAAGAGAATAGAAAAGGAATAATACCTCCAGATCAACGAATAGATTATGTTAGTGCATTAGGTGAAAATATGAGTAGCATGATTAAAGAAGCTAAAAATACCACAAGACAGTTTCAACAAGATCATCTTCTTATGGGCTATATGGCAGAGTATGGTATTGATCAAAATTATGTATTTGCTGATAGGCATTCTTTAAATTTATTTATAAAAGTAATGGGTGGAACAGATGGTGGTTTAATATTCCCCGGAACTAAATTGTCCTACAGAAATTCTGCTGGGCAAGAAGAAAGCATATTAGTAGAAAATGTACTTAATGAAAATAATAATTTTATGAGAGATGCTCAATGGAGGTATGACTAAGTATGAGAAATTTTTTTTCCAATAATAATAATAATAATAACAATGAAATGATTTCTATTCCTACAGGAACTCCTATATCTACTGGTGGGGTAGATAAAAGATTTTATTTAGGTCAACCTGAAGATGGATCATTGTTTGCAACACAACCTATAGATAGTGATTACATTGATAGGCAAGAGGAAATAAATCAAGATACTATGGAATCAGATCAGCAAATAAATTCTCAACTACGATCTTATTTAAAATTAGTTGGGTATGGTGCAGTAGCTGATACTTGGAATAATATAGAGGTAGTTGATAAATATATGACACAGATGAGAAATATAGATTCGTCTGATGCAGGGATATTTGGTGAGGCTCTAGCTGTAAGAAGAGAAAAAGAAGAAAATTTACATCACTATAAAACAGCATATGATATTTGGGATAAGTACCCTTCAATTTATAATCGTTGGAGAGAACAAGGTTATAAATCAAAATATGACGCTATGTTAGCTGTTGCAGAACATGTAGGTAATGTTTTAAATCCCGCTGAATCTCCAACAACGTATGCTCCAGGTATGATTGTAGGAAAAATTTTAGGTAGATTTGGTGGTAAAGCTATAAGTAAAACTGTTGGAGGTAGTGTAGTAGAAAAAGGAACACAAAAATATGTTGGTCAAAGCCTACTGAAAAGAGCAGGATATACTGCAATGGGAGATGCAGTACTTGCGTTGGGATTAAATGGTGTTTACCAAGATTATCAACAAAAAGTTGGAAGACAAGATAACTATAACTACATAGAAGGTATGACATCTTTATTTGGTGGATTAATTGGTGGTGGAGTAGAAATTGCCACAACAGTTGTTCCACAGAAATTAAGAAAATTAAATTTTACAATTGGAGGTAAAAAATTTGATGGCTTTCTAACTAAGAAAGTTAAAACAGATAAACAAAAAGCTGCCATACTAAAAAAGATAAGTTTAAAAAATGGAGAGCTTATAGACTTTTGGGCAACAAAAACAAAACAAGGTAGGAAGTTGCTTTCAGAAGATAATCAATTTGCTGATACCGATTTTATAAAATTATACATGTTTGGAAATAAAGAGCTAGGCATGAAAGGCATGGTACAAACTATGACAGAAGATTTAGATCTAGTATACTTTGCTGATTTAAAGAAGGCTAGTAAAGATGGGCAGTTCATGGCAGCTTTTATAAAGCTCATGGATGAATCTACATCACCACAAATTAAGGCAGCTTTTACTAAAAAAATGCGTAATGTGCGATTCAAAGGAGAAAGTCCTTTTGCAAGTAAATTATCCCAACCTACATCATGGAATGGTTTTATGAAAGCATTAGCTTTTTCAATGAGTGATGCTGGTAAAACTTTAAATTTAGGAAGTCAAGCACAAAGCATGGTATTAGGTGATGCCAAAAGTGTAAAGTATTTAGTTGATGGAGAAAAGGAATTAGCTCGACTTAAAAAAATACATCCTCGACCTTGGCATTATATGCAAGCCGCATGGAAACGTGGTGTTGTGTCTACATGGGCAACTTCAGCTTTAAACTTTAGTGGGTGGGTAGCTGCTTCAGCAACAAACACGGCAGCTGATACTGGACTTCTTATGACACATATAGCATTAGCACCTTTAAAATTAGTAGGTGGAACTTTAAAGTATACTTTAGACAAAGTAAAAACAGGCGAAAGTAAAATTAATCCACTAGCATACTCTGTTAAAGAAGCAAAAGATATTTTTACTAATCAGGTGTTTAGGCTTTCAAACTTACTAGACCCTAGTGCAAATAAAGAAGCGTTTTTAAAAATGCTAGAGATAGACACTGAAGCTTCTAAAGCACTTCGACATGCCATTATTGGTGGTGTTGATGTAAGAAGTGTGGAAGATTTAGCTAAACAGTTTGGCTATGTAAAAGAAGTTGATGGAAAGATCGTTGGTGCGCCGCCTACATGGATGAGAATAAATGAAGATTATTATTTAAAATACGCACAAAAAATAATGTTAGTTAATGCTGTTGACACTTTTACAAAATCTCAAGCTTATATAGGACACATGGATAGATATCTAAGAAACAAATATGATATGGGATTCATGGAATTTACTAAACAATCAGATGCAGAAGTTACAAAAATGATTAGCTCTCAGGAATTTTTTGAAATGACACAAGAAGTTACTGACAGAACTCTTGAGGACATATTCACTAAAAGTTATCAAAACGCTGGACTGCCTGTTGGTTTGCAAGAAATAGCTACAGCAGTTGAGAAAGTAGGTGACATTCCAGTATTAGGTACACAACTACCCTTTGGTAAATTTATGAATAACACAGTAGCTTTTTTATATGATGGGCTAGGTGGAGGAAGTATGCGTTGGATGGCAAAGGTGGCTAAATACGGAGTAGATTCAACAGTGCGACCCTCTAAAGCTATAAAAATGACTTTACAAGATGAAAGAAGAGCCATGAAAGGGGTTGTTGTGGGTGGTCTTCCTGTTATAGCTGCATTAAATTCCGATATGGAAAACGATAGTTGGTGGGAATCTACTGTTAGGGGTACAATGCGACTGTCAGCAGTAGGTCAATGTGTTGAAAATGACAAAAAGAAAATTGCACAAGGATTACGTTGGGATCAGGAATTTGTAAATGGAGAACTTGTTTCTGTCAAATATATGTTCCCCTACTCTAACTGTGCTATTTTAGGACGAGCTTACAATATTAAAAAGGGCTATAATGTAAATGCTACTACAGGTGAGAGATCAACAAGTACTAACTTCACTCCTGAGTTTTTGTCGGATTTAGCTGATCAACATTTTATAGGACAAATAACTAGAAATTCTAAGTCTATTATGAATATGAGAACAGTAATTGAAGATGCTCTTGATTGGAATAATACATCTTGGGAAGAATTAGTTACAAAAGCAATGTCTGTTCCTGGTAATTTAGGCACAGGATATACTAGACCTTATGGTGATGCATTTCAAAAACTATCTACGTATTATTTAGGTGAAGATGATGTAAAGTTAAAAGTTCCCACTAAGGGATCTTATCAAGCTATGATATTTCAATTAAGTAGGTACACAAGCAATTTGGTTAGGACGCTCACAGGAGAAAAAGATATTAAATCTTTAAATGCTGTTGAAGATAGAAGCATGTTCAGAGCAGATAAAACATATACTTCAGGAGGATGGCTTGATTTGTTAGGTATGAAAAGTCAAGGTAGGATGACTTATATGGAACAACTTTTAAACAAGACAAATCTACAGGCTTGGAAACAAGGTGGTAAATTTAAAAGTAAACATAGAGAGGCAGATAATTATATTAATAGAATTGTTGCACCTATATTGGAACAATCAGCATATCAAATGTTACATGATAAGCAATGGAATAAATTATCACCTGACGATAAAGCTAAACAAGTTCAGACTATGGTTAGTGGAACAATGTCTATGGTAATGAAACAAGCTATTGAGGGATCAATAATAACTAATCAAGACTTTTCATTTGAAAAAGAAGGGTTGGGTACAGAAGAATTTGCCCAAAGATTAAGGCTTGTACAAGAATTAGGCAAATTAAATACCAGAGATTTTACAGAAACAATTCAAAACTACAATCACTATTTTAATGCTGATATTTCTAAAGATCTTAAATTACGAGAGCTAGAAGATATGGACACGCTTATGTTAAAACAACTATTAAATATGTCAAAGGATATAAAAAATATGCGTAAGTAACAAAAAAAGGGGCAGTAAATTAATACCACCCCCTGAGTTGACCACACAGCTACAGGTCTATAAAGCGACCAACCTAATACTGACTATATAATAGTTTTTCTAATCTGTCAAGTACTTTTTTTAGTTCTTTAGCAATTAATAATAATTCATCTTCTTTTTTATCGGTTCGATTGTCTAAGAACTCCTTTGCCTCTTCTTCTATTTTCATATTTTTTAACTCTCTCTAACTGCTCAAAGTAGGCTTTGTTAAATCCACGTTCCCACTCTTTATTTCTGTATGTGTCAACATTATATGGATTACTTAAGTTGCCTTTCCAAAAAGACTTATATCCTTTTTCAATTATGTTCATCATTAAATTCTTTTCTATGTGTTAAAATATAGGGTATCTTGTCACGTGACAATGTTAACTGTATTTAAGCACCGATGTCAACAATTTCACATGAATCGCCACTACAAGCAAATGTTTGACTAGAAGAAGTAGTATCTTCTTTCTCAAAGTCTTTTAATAAGCTCCAGTTAATTCGACTAGGGGCTTTTTTTATTGCTTCTTCATATTCTTCTTTTGTGCATTCGCTGTAAGGTGGCTGTTGATATATAACATCATCTACAGGAAAGAAAGACACTCCTGACATTTCATCAAAGTGTTTATATACAAATGCACCTACTTCTATCCATTCGTGATCACGTACATAAACAGAACAGCTAGGCTTATGTTCACACCAATGCCTTTGATATGTTAGCCACAACTTTAGTTGATCTATAGCAGTCATAGTATTAACAGTAGTAGACGTTTTAGGGGATTGAAATGGAAAGCTAAATACTACTGTATCACTAGGCTTATACACACAAGGCTCACTAGGCACTCCCTGATCTTTCATAAATTGAGTTAGTGGATCATTAGTATCTCCACGCACAGTACGTATGTAATAGTTGGAGTATCTAGGATGTATACCACTAGCTGTGTCACACAATTGTGATACTGTACCACTAGGCTTAACGCAAGTAATTGCTGTGCTTTGTGGTATCCCAAACTTTTCAGCATAAACTTTATTAGTGTCGATGGCTACCTGTTTTAGATCATTTAAAATAGATGGCAGATCATGTGCTTTACTTGTCACACCATTGTCCATGATACCTGTAAGACTAACACCTAGCAACCTCTCTTCTTCTGTATTATTCTGCCACACTTTTCTTAGATAAGGGAACTTAGTTAATGTTGCTTGTGCTGTGCCTAGAATCGTTGCTAGTCGCACCTTTCTTGCTAAGTCATCAGTAGTGTCCTTATCTCTAATCACTACCTCAGTGAGGTTACAGAACTGGTACGGACGAAGTATGATCTCACTGCAAGGATTGCAACCAAACTCTATATCAGATGTACGTCTTCCATTCTTCTCAGCTTGTTTTTGAGCGGCCTGTCTATTGAAAATACCTCGCTCACCTGTTTGTGATTCTATAAGTGCTTGCCACTCTTGTAAAAAGGTAGCACTGTCAGGCTTCTCTGTATAAGCAACGGAATTATTTGCTAGTCTCATATGTGGTGCAGTTTTCCAAAACTCACCTTTCTTGGCTCTCCTCATGCGATCATCATCTAAATCACTTAGGGATATCATTGCTGACCTGCGTACTCCACCTACTACTACAATTTCACCAATCTTACACATGATACTATGGCATTCGTAGGAAGTTAGCCTTCTACTTTTGGCATTCTCAAACATGTTAATAGTAAATTCAAATAACTCGACTAGTGGGCCGGGTCCAGATGCCCTACCACCAAATGTCTTTAGTCTTGCACCCGCAGGACGTATGGCTGACACATCGTATGTAGGTATTTCACCTGCATAAAGCAATGAAATTAGAACTCTAAATGCTTTTGCCCATCCCTCTTTACTATCTTTTACTTTAATACATGTATCAGACTTATATAGTTGGTGGGGTATTTCAGGTAACTTCTCTACGTATTGTCTTTCAACACTAAACCCTACACCTGTACCACATAGTAATACATACATAGTTTCATCAAATGATTTAGGATCGTCAACTGGCAAGTATGCACAATTATAACCTGCAGTATTGTCTCTTTCTAGTGCGACACCTGCAGTCATTAATGCTCTCATGGATGGCATTACTTGTAAAGTGTGGATGGCTTCCCATAAGTATTCTTTTGTTGCAGTATCAATAACAACTTTACTAGTTAAAAAATCTACATAACGTGTTACTGTTTCTGTCCATGTCTCTCTTCTATTCTCTTCATCTAGCCATCGTGCATAGCGAGACACTGCTATAAAGTTTTGGTAATCAGTTGGTAGTGCGTTTGTCATGTGTAACCCTTATACTTTTAATTTTAATTCCATCAACATCAAAGATCAAATCTTCAATGACTTCCTGAACAGAGTCTTCTATGCTTTCATCAACAGGAAGTATATTCTCTTCCTCATCAATGTCAAGCATTAAAAAAACTTTAACCTTCATTTAATTGTTCTAAGTACTTATTTAGATACCAAGATGCTTTTTGTAGGTCTTCATCTTTACCTTTGTATCTTTCTCTCCACGTATACTTTATTATGCTACCTTTAATATAACCTCTAAATTCATCTTTGTCAAGTGCAGCATGGATAGCGTCAAAACATTCAATGCCATGTTTATTATAATGGGGTGGATGGTTTACCATGTCCTCTAATGGAGGTGTAAATGCATCTTCTGTATACGCACCTTTGAAGTTACCATTACTCATCTGTTATCTCCTGATCCTTGTATTACATCTCTAGATAATCTACTGTTTAACTTCTTAATGTTCATCAACGCCGCTTGATGTAGGGGCATGTTAAGATCAGTGCATATGGCCGCACAATACCATAAAACATCTCCCACCTCTTTTAATAGCTCTATTCTAGCTTCTTCACTTATTACCCAATCTTTATCTCGTATAATCTTTTTAAGTTTGCCAGCAACTTCTCCTGCTTCTGAACTTAATCCCAATATAGGATATGTTATTTTTTCCTCTTCAGGATAAAACATAAACGCTTTTGCTAATGTTTGATATTCACCCATGTCCATTATACTTGTCTCCAATCAACTTTAATAACATTACCATCTGTAGATATTACTTTAGGACTCTCTTTTACTTTATTCTCAAGGCTATCTTGATCGTCCATTTCTTTTTGCACATTCCATATTCTATTGCGTTCTTTCCATTGTGCATATTTTTTTTCTTCTTTGTCGTATTCTCTATGAACCTTTTCTAAAAACTTCTTATCAACATTCATTAACTGCACACAAGTACGTAAAAGACTCATCATCTTAACACACGTATCTATAGCGTATTTTCCATACTCATTGTTTTTAGAATATTTATGGGTAATATCTATATGCCCATCCCATACACCTTCATCATTTTCAATGCATTTAAAAACTAACGCAAAATCATTTTTATCTATACTAAGCATTTCTTTTTCTCCTTTAACCATTGAAGGGGAATTACCCTCGTTGCGTATTTAAATTCATTTTTCTCACACCACATTGCATAAGTAGTCTTACTCCCTTTATATAACTTACTTCTCTCATTTGTAAAGACAAATCTAATATCTAATTTAGGGTGTTGCTTTTTTACCTCAACGTGCTTTCTTCTATCTTCACTCGTGAACAGACCTTTCGTTTCAATTATAATTCCATTGTCTAAAACAAAGTCAGGAGTGTACACTCTAAAACGTACATCTGTCCACTTGATCTTGAACTCCTCGTATCGCACACAGGACTCATGCTCTTTTATAAAGTCAGCAACTTTTTCTTCTAGCCCACTGCGATACCTTCTTTTATTATGTCTTCTTTTCATGCTAGATGAACGTATTCTTCCATAGGCTTCTCTTTAGCTTGAGAAACTTTAGATGGTAACTCTTGAATGTTATCCCAACAATCGTGTTTATATCTACAAAACCCACATTCTTTAGAGAGTTTCATATTGCCTGAAGGTTTCCCTCTATATGTTTCAGGTACTGGTTCAAAGCAACGCTCAAAAGGTTCATCATTGTTTATGTAAGATATAGTTTTCTTGACTTCTCCAAGCACTTCCTTTCTGTCCATTTCATCTGCTGGAACATATTTAAATTCTCCATTAGCTTTGTTAATTACCCACCATCCACCAACATTAGCACCAGTGGCTTCTGCGTAAATAGCTAGTTGTGGTATGTAACCAAATGAATCTTTAGTTTTCAGTTCTCCATAGCTACTAAATTTGTTTTTGTATGACCAAGGTGATGCAGACTTTACATCATCTACTCTACCATTTAAAATAAGATCATATTCACCTGTTATATTTTGCCCCTCTATGTCAATGTCTATCTTGCCATTGTCTTCAAACTCAACTTTCATGGCACGTAGTAGACCTTTGAATATAGCTTCTACAACATCTCCTAGAAACATGTTAATAACAAAATTCGATGGGAGTTCAGCAGATTCACTAGGCTTATTTTTATCAAACCATAATTGACACTTAGGTCTGCCCAAGTTTGATGGTCTAAGCCTAAACTCTTGCCGTGACTCCCCTGCAAACTGTCGGTGCAATGCATCTCTTATATCACTAACAACAGTTTCAATGATATCGCTATCCATCTTCTTCTTATTGCTAATAATATCTTTAAGATACGATTGTGCCAACAGTTCTACAGGGTGGTTCATCTAAGCTACCTCAATTTCTGGTAGTTCGGAATCGCCTAAGATTGAATCAAGAGTATCAACCTCATCGTCAGTCATATCATGCCCTCTCTTTTCATCGTAGCTACCATAAACAAAAGTATTATAGTTAGATACCCAATCTAAGAAGGATTGTAGTGTTTCAGCATCTTCAGGACTTACATCCAAAGCTTTACTGTCTAGTTTAGTAAGCACTGTATAGTACTTAGCTCCTGTTGCAATTTCTTGGGCTTCTGTTGTGAAGTCAATCAAATGCTGAATTGGTAAATGCTTACGTTTAGCAAGCATAGTAAATGGTTCACCAGAGGTCTTAAAACTAGTTCTGTTTTCAACCTCAAAGATAACAGGTATATCAGTTTGTACATCACTTAACTTCTTTCCTGTCTGATCTATAGGATTCTCTATCGTAGCTAATCCAAAGATAACCCTTACTCTTTTAATCGTCTTAATTAAGGCTTGCATATCCTCACTCAATGCCTTGAAATCCTTTATGTACCCCGCAGGTTTACCACAATTGAAACCACCATGAGTATCTTTCAGATCAATGTTAAGGCTATCTGCCATCACTGTCTTTACATAGTAGCCAGGATTATCTGCATCAGTACCTTGTACATACTTTTTGTACATGTACCTCTGCATAAAAGGTCTGATCTTCATCTTAGTTCCATAAATGTAAATATCATCAGGCATCTGTATACAATACGATCCAGCTTTAACGACCACAGTTTCTGTATCCTCGCCATCTATCTTCTTCATTCCCATTATTGGACTATGGATTATCTTAACCCTAGCCAACATGGAAGTCTTTGATTCAGAGTCATCCTTATCACCACTGACCCCCATTATCTTAGACATCGTAGCATAATTTCCCACGTTATCTTTAGTTACTAAATTTGTTTCTGTCATTATATCCTCACTTTCTGACTTCTAGATCCTATAGTTATACACTAAATATCTCTCGTGTCAAGCCAATTCGTACCTATTTTTGCTTCTAATAATAAAGGTACATTAAAATCAATAGAATAGTATTGGTGGATAATGTCGTGCAGATTTTGATTTAAATGTGCAACTGCTGCTATCACTTCATCCACCTCGTTAGGATTTACATCCACAACAATTGAATCGTGTACTGTGTTAACTAAACAACTCTGCAATGAACCTAACAATTTTTCAAATTCTAATAATACTATAGGAACAATACACCCTGTAGCAAAACCTTGTACAGGATAATTCTTTATCATTGTAAAAAAACTTACGCTACCATTTTTTCTCCTTTCAATTAATGGAAATTCATATTGTCTACCTGATGGTGTTGTCACTCGCTTTGTTGACACTGCTTCATCAGCTAACTTCTGATGCCACTTGGCAATCCCTGTATACTTCTTGTTAAAATGTGTATAATACTCTGCTTCTGCTTGTGTTCTACCATAGCCACTTGCCCCATATAAAGGAGCAAACGTATGCATCTTAGCAACTTGGCGGCTCGTAGGTTGCCCTGCATCTGATATAACCTTTGCTGTATAGCTATGTACATCAAATCCTGTTCGCACTTCTTCCATAGCCACTTTGTCCTGTGACAAATATGCCGCTACCCTAAACTCTAACTGTGCAAAGTCAGCCTCAAGTATCTGACCACCTTCCCAACGTGATACGAATACTTTCTTAACAGGAAATGTACCACCTCTAGGCATATTCTGCATGTTAGGATTACGTCCACTGAATCTTCCTGTGGATGTTATGTGTTGAGTTAAACCAACATGTAAATATCCATCTTCTTTTGTAAAAGTATTTATGCCTTGCACAAACGATGACAAATACGAGTCCAAAGCAGATAGTCTCTTCACACTAGCTATAAATTTAGACTGCAAGTGTAAATTCTTTGCATGTGCTTGGTTCTGTAAAATATCTAATGACCCTTTTGCAGTAGAAAAACCATTGGCACTTACCCATGACTTGTCTGTAGGTTTGAATCGCAATCCTGCTATAGTTTCAGATGGTATCAATAGAAAACCCTCACCCAAACACTTTTTACATATATTAGGTTTCTTAAATAATGTGCCATCTTTTTTAACTTTGTGTATCTTTTTATTGCCATTGCATTGCTCACATTTGATAGCCTTAGTTTTATACATAGGCACAGTATTTTCACTGACACACCGACTAAACTCACGTTTGTCCTTATTATTTCTTACTTGTTGAAACAACTCTTCGCCCCATATCTTTTTGTCAATTACTTTTGTACTGTATATTACTTGCGATAGTTGTTCAGGACTATTAAGATTAATCGGTGTATCTCCCATTAACATAGTGATTTGTTTTGATAAGTCAAGTGTTATGTTAGACTTTTCTTTCTCAAACTCTTGTCTTACCTTCTCTAATTCAGTCTTACTAACTCTCATACCATTCATATATATACGAGTAAGTGTCTTACAAACCTCATTAGTTACGTCTAATACATTGAGTAAAGAATGATTCTCCTCATCTTTATATCTTCTTCTAATAGCATGGTATAGGCAACGAGTTACTACTATGTCATCTTTAAGATACTTAGTTAATTCAGCATGTGGTATTTCACGTGTTGTGTACCCCTTTTTAAAGTAGTCTTTTAGTATTTCTGACTTTCCATGTGGCAACTCATAGCGTTCTGCACATTTCTCTAATGCCACACCCTTCTTTACGCCCCTACATAATAAATATTCAGCCAACATTGTATCATATATTTTGCAGTCAAATTTAAATCCACACGACCATAGCCATTGTAAGTCATGTTGAGCATTGTGCATAATTACTAGATCAGCCTCATGTAACAACTGTTTAAGATGCTCTGTACTGTCACTAGGTACATCAGCATGATCAAATGTAAACACAAGTGGTTCGCCATGTGTATTTGCATCCCCTACCCCTACCATCGTCAACGTATTAGTAGGTTCGTAGGGGTCAAGATGTAGCTTGCCATCCCTTGTTGTAACTGTGTTCTCTACATCAACTATTAGTTCCAACTTCAATCTCCTTTAATATTTCTATTGCTTGTTGTTCAGTTAAATTAAACCACTCACCATTTTCTACCTTATTCCAAGGTTGCTTGGTACGCTTTTCTGCCATATGGTGTGCCTTACGTTCTGCTACGTTACGATCCTTAGAATAGACAGAATATAATAGTCTATAATCTCGCATAGGTGAGCTTGTCTGGTATCCATTTAATCTGTCTTCAGAATCCAGAGCCTTACCTATTTTGACCCACTCAGGCCATGCATCATTTACAATGGCGTATACATGCCCCTCTTTAATTTTGCTGTAGTTCTCTAACGAAACAAAAGCTAGATCACCAAATGATTTGTATCGCCCAGGCTTATGCAGTGGATGCGTCTTTGGTATATACTTACCATTCACATACATGCGTGTATGGTTTTTCTTATTGTGTGCCTTTAGAGAACGCCTACGTCCATCTGCTTGCCCTATATACCACCACTTTCCATCCTCAAAAACTGTGTTGTTGCCTGTTATATTTCCCATGATATTTTTTCCCCTCAAGGTATATAAAAAGATTTCTCTTTATCTAATCGACATGTAACTGTGCCATGCCAACCATTTAACTTATTCTTAGACACAACAATGTGTCGTATGTCTGTCTCCTCCTCACCTTCAAGCATAGGATCTTTAGATAGGAGTAACATCAAATCTGTTTCAGCCGCCTTTCCTGTCTTAGATCCTTCAAGCATAGACTGATTTGGTGTGACCCTACCCTCTGCTTCAGCAGATAGCTGACTCATCCATATTACTGCACAGTTATGCAACTTGGCTATGTTTCTAGCGTGTATAGCCGCATCTTTCAAGTAAACATCCGACTTGTCACTTGTACGCATAGCAAACTTGTCACCCATATCTAATACAACAATATCAGGCTTAACTGCCTTTATCACCAACTCAACATAATCCATGTACTTATCAGTACAATCTTTGATTGATAATCTGTCTAACACTTTCTTATATAACATCCCTGCTTTTGCTGGATTGTTTCTTATTTTAGGCATGTCCATTCCAGTTGCTGCTGTTACATATCTTGAACCCACACGATGATACGCTTCTTCATTAGTAAGTATGACACACCTAGCACCCTGTTCAACAAATCCCCCAGGACCTGCCAAAATAGATGCTTGGAAAGATGTTTTACCTGTGTTAGGTCTTGCTCCAATCATAACTAAGTGACCATCACTGATGCCCTCAATCCTCTGCCTAAGAGTGGGTAGATTAAACTTCCACTTTGCCTCAAGGTCATTTAAACGTAAGAGGGTATCAATGCTTATGTCTTCCCAATCTATGTCAATATTAGGCAAGAAGTCATCATTGTGCTTATGTATTATCTTACGTAAGGGTTCTAAAGAATTAGTCTTGCCATTCACATAGTCAAATCCTATGTTGGCAATCTCTTCCCCCAACATCTGCCTAAATAAACTAGATAGTACATCACTCGCTATCTCGTTATTCATAGGCTGTTGCTTGCCCAACTTATCAAATAAAGTGACATATACTTGCCTATTAGCAGTTGTCATGGTGGGGTTGTTAGCCATGAATAACGCTTGCAACTCATCCACAGTTAAGTCCTTCTCATACTTCCTCATAGAGTAATCTAAGACTTGCTTGATCTTGACTACATCCTTTGAAAATATTTTGTCAGGCGATTTCGCACCCTTGTGATCATCATAGAATCTCTTATCCATGAGGGATCGTATTAAAGCCAACTCTGTCATCTTAACGCCTTTCTTATACCTTCTATGTCAGTATCTTTCCTATATTTAATATCATCTGTCAAGGGATATGCAGTAACTTCAGGAATAAAATTTCTCAACTCCTTTGTATACGAAACTGTTTTACTCCTTGCGTCTGGATCTAATGCTATTATGCAATGTTCGTAGTTAGATAAAAAATCTATGTGCCTGTTATTTAATGACGTACCCAATATCGCCAAACCATCAACATCAGGAAAATATTCATAGACAACCAAGGACGATATAACATCTTCAACCACGATGACTTTCTTTCTCCTATCCCACGTGTGTTGTACATAATAATCTGCCCTACCACTATAACGTAGCCACTTGGGATACCCCCCACATAAACTACGCCCTATTGCATCTATGAGCTTACCATTACAATCCCTAATAGGAAACACAAGACGCTCATCTCTCACATCATACATAATATATGAGGATGCTAAATTTTTATGCAAGCCCCACTTAGACATAAACGCTTTGATGATAGGTTTATCTATGTCGTGCGTTACATATGTGGGCATTTTAAACTCCTCTATGTTGTCACGTGACAATGTATCATCTTTATTCATTAGATTGTATATATCTTCTCTATTCAACCCCACAGATACTTTGCCTTTCGATCCACACGACACTTTATAACAATTAAAGACTACAATGCCATCCATCTTAGTAGCAGTAAAGGTATTCCTTCCCTTACATAAGGGGCAATCACCACGATGACTCTCTCCCTCACTTACATGTAAATCATTTATATATGTATCTAAAAACATTTAAATGCTCCACTTATGATGTGTATATTACACTTTATGTGAACTACAAATTTCATTTTGTCAACCCCAACCTACCAAATAATTAATGATTGTGTCTTGGATAACGCACTTTTGGCTGATTTTAACGTGTGTTTCACATAAGGAGTTACTGATTGTATATTCTGATGCCCACTTACTGACATGATTTGTGTTATGTCAACGCCCGCATCCACCATTTCAGTTATTTTAGTCCTTCTCATGTCCATTATTTGTAGTTCAAGGGGTAAATTACAGCTATTTTTTATTTCACTGGCCTTTGTTGCTACCTGTGTCCTGTCGTATGGTCTGTATTTTCCCTTATAGGCATTAACATTAGGTGCAACGTACTGCTGAAAGCCAAAATCCTCTTGTTGTTTCTTTAACATGCGTAACATCCCCTCAGAAATAGGTAAAAATACCTCTGATCTACGTTTAGATTGCTCAAGTGTCAATGTTTCGTCATCAAAATTAATGCATGACCACTTCAATTCACGCATATCGCCCACTCTTTGCCCCCATTCGTAGGACATGTGGGTAATTAAACCTATATTTCTCCATTTCCACTTGCTATAAGCAGTTTCTAAGAACAGTCGCACTTCTTTTTGTGTCCAGACAACCTTCCTCGCCAACTCTTTTTGTTTTTCTATGCCCAAACTAGGATTGGATGTGATAATATCATACTCAATTGCAACATTTAATATTTTACGTAGCACAGAATGCGTTATATTAGCAGTTCTCACCCCTTTTTGTAACCAATTCTCGTATGCAATCTTAATATCTGACCTACGCAAGTTGCCCAACTTTATATTTTGTAAAGTTCTACCACTTTTTATCTTAGTCATCATGCCACTATTAATTAAATTGCGATAATCTCGCTTGGTTTGCTCACGTAACTTATTGAAACTGTGCGTAGTCTGATAAAACCTAAATAAAGCATGAAGTGTGCTTTTGTCAGTTGGTACTTTCATGTTAGAAACAGTCCTTTGCCACTTAATTAGCCTCTCATTCTGTTCTTCAATCTGTTTATATGAGATATATCTTTCAGCCTCTAGTGTGAGGGGCATAACAACCCCACATTCCACTGCTTTTCTAGGTGGTTTGTATATCCACATCATTTCACCACTACTATTTCTTTCTTTTCTAGTATATTTTGGTATCTTTTTATTCATTATTGCTCCTTGAACACTGTTGTTATACATTTAACGTCACCCCCTATGTGCATTTTATCGTAAAACTCCACGACATTTTCTGCACACATGGACAATATGTACTCAGCTAAATCTGAATCATGTACATACATAGACATTAGACAGAAAATGATAGACACAATATCTTCTTCGTCTGCCTCACGTGGTAGTATACCACTAATTATATCCATTAGTTTAGCAAAAACTATAGGATTTTTTATTTGTTTAAATCTATGCACCATATATGTCACTCCTAGCATTGATTTTTACACGTTTATGAGGTTTTTTTCTCCCCTTTTTAGGTGGCACAACCTGTGGAGACTTGCGTTGACCCAACATAACTTTTGCTACTGGATTAACACGCATTATTTTTAAATTTTTCATTTTTATCTCCACAAATTACAACTTTTGGGTAGTGCCACATGCTAATGAATCTCTTCTCAACATGTAGCTCCCATAAGAATGCGACAACTATAATAAATAGTAACGTCTTCCACCTATTTACTTCCCATGCAACCATTTTCTATTCATATATTCTTCCGTACTTAAAAGCCATTTGATTTCGACTCTTCTGTAGATTATTTTTAACGAACTCAGTCACTTTGTTCACTTCATGCATGGTCAACCCCCCAAGCGTGACTTTAAATGCTTCGTCTTGAGGATTATCTCTTTGCCTATCTAATTCTGTGTGACATTCAATTTTATTTACTTTTGTTTGCATGGTATACCTCCAACCATTTAGGATCATAAGATTTTCTGTCCTCACCTATATACTCATGTGAGTAACATATGCGTTTCTTTTCTAGTGGGAAGTGATGCCAACTCTTACTGTTGCCACTCTTTGCCCTATCTACTAGATTTGTAGCAGTAGCCCTCCATAGTGGTGACTTCTGCCTGTATTCACCCATGCGTATGTGACTAGTTTTAGAGAAGTAACGCAAGCCTTGTTCAATATGCATATCAGCAATCGTGTCAGACAAACGTGTTCCTAAACCTATGCCTTGAAAGTCAGGTAAGCATACTGTCCTACATTCTCGCCACTTAGTTCGTATGTCACCCTCAAATAAACCGGGGGTACGACCTGGTAAACAGATAGATGATGCAAATGCTACAAGTTCATTGCCCCACTTAGCTATCCACGCACGAGTAGCGAATGGTAGCTTGTGATTTAGATAGTGATGGTTCTTAAACATTTCCCATTTGTCTCGTTTGCATCCATAAATGTCAAGCTTAATTGTGGGTCTGACCCATCGCCTTTGTGACCCCCTCGACACAAGCTGTTTTGTGTCTGTGTTATATACCCAATCAGGCTCAAGCCAATCAATTATGTCATCATGGCACGATGCAAATACAATGTCAGACAGTCCTTGCTTACGTATGTACTTAGCCACACTAGAACTGCATGACTTAGCGACATTACGATTGACTACTGATGTGAACTCATCAATCACTGCCCCACTCTTAAGTTTACGAGCTAAGTCTGCCCTGAAACCCTCACCATTAGAGACAACGTGTCTAGGCTTTGCCCATGTAGGCACACTATTCAAACCAACTGCACTCAATCTCTCAATGGCATTATCCATCTCACCAAAATGACTAGCAATAGAATTGTATGGCCTCCAATATGGTTTCATCTCCTTGCCAAACTGTTTCAGGATAGATGACTTACCTGACCCACTTGATCCTATGATCAGACCTATGTTGTAGTCCTCTGGTACTTCTAATGTAGGCACTTCAAATGTAGTCGTATAAGAATCCCCCTCGTGATCATGGAATAGATCAAAGAGTTTGTATATCTTACGATCCATATCTGTAGCCTCGACTGTGCTACTTAATACTTCAGTCATCTTATTTCTCCTGTGCGTAATCCCAGGCTCGTATAAATCTTTCAAGCCATAGTAATTGGGATGGGTTAAATCTACCTTCTTTGTGAAAGTATCTCTCTTCAAAGGCACAGCCAAGGGGCTGAAGACTTTGCTCTTCACCCCACTTGTTGTACACCTCAGTTAATTTATCTAAGGATATCATGCCACTAACGCCTTGAACTGTGGTGAAGATACCCACTTGGACACTTCTTCCTCTCGCTTCCACATGGTCACAGCCTTTGTGTCCTTGCCTGTGTTTCTCTCCTTGAAACCATTACGCTCATCTGCGTATGTACTGTAGTTAGTGAACGCACTATATAAAGCATACAGATTGTGACCTCGCCTACTCGCCTCTTTTCCATACAGATCCAACATCTTATCGCTCTTACGCTCAGACTTCATCAGTGAAGGGAGCATATCCTTCACGTTAACATAATTAAGAGGGGTACTTGCCCACTCCTGTAGTTTAGCAGTGTGTCGCTTGAAGTCAAAGTCCATGTTCTCAATCTCTCGCAAGAACCCACCAATACTGAACCCACTCGTATTCTTCTTACGAATTTTGTCATGCTCACCCATAATCTGACCATTTGTACAGAAGAAATCAATCGTACCGAAATACACTTGATTAGAACACAGGCCATCCACACCATGCAACGCAATGATACGTAACCCAACCTTTTGTGCCATCGTATCTGTCGTAATGGTAGTCTTAGTTGTAGGAAAGTTAAGATCTAACATCATAAACCCATTGTTCCTAGCAGTTGATATCTTACACTCCATCCCATCAATGTCATGCGTAGATAGCTTACTGAACAATGGCTTAGTGAATGTGTCAGTGAACTCTTGGTGAGTGCTACACCTAAAACTATTCCCCACGATACCAATCACCTCATCTGTCTCCTCATTGATAACGTAGTTCTTGTCCTTCATACGTGTAGGCTCATACCCCACGTTGAATTGCAAGTTCTCAGGCAGATCAATGTACCTACCATTTTCTGAATTTATAATATCTAATGCCATGATTTTCTCCTTTGTTTACATGAACAGTTATACCAAATTTACTCGTAGTTGTCAATACCTAAAGACCCATAGATACTCTAGGAACATAATAATAATGAAAGTCTAACCATTGATGAGCTTTGCTATCGCAATCAAAAATGTGAGGAAGATAATGAATTGAATCATCCCACTCAATACGAGCCATAC